GATGGAGAGTTTGTGGTCACTGAAGAAGCTACTAGTGAGATCGGCGCAGATAATCTTCAAGTAATGATGGATGATGCTGAACGAAAAGCTAGTGGAGGTCTGGCGGGTTACGCCCAAGGAGGTTTGCTAGGTGATCCTTATGGAATGCCTATGCAAGAGGAAGATGATGCTGTAGAGAAATCTATGTTAAGAGCTAATCGGATGCCTAGCCTTATGGGAAACCGCTAATAAAATAAAATAAGTACGGCTACCTTGTAGTACAAGCACCCATTTCTAAAGACGTTTGAAATAGGCTACCTTGAAAGAAACAAGCCCCGTAGAAAGGAGAGTAGAATGTCCGAACAGGCACACGAAGAGGAAGAAGTATCCAATCCATATAATGCGCGTAAAGCGTGGCACAAGCAGGGGTCTTCAAAGACTTCTCAAAATGCAGGTGAAAGCTTATATTATGAAGAAGATAACGAACCTCAACAACAGAAGGCTACCCGTAATAAAAAGGCCCCTTCTGATGATGATGAAGGCCAACCCAGTACTAACTATAAGAAGCGTTACGACGACCTAAAGAAACATTATGATCAGAAACTTAACGAATTTAAACGAAAAGAGCAGGACATGTTGGAACAGACTCAAGCGTCTGAACCTGTGTACGAAGCTCCAAAGTCTCAAGAGGACTTAGATCGTTTTAGAGAAGAGTATCCTGATCTGTATGATACGGTAGAAACTGTAGCTCATATGCGTAGCCAACAAGAAGTGGAAACGTTGCGTTCTAAACTTTCTGTCATTGAAGGCAGAGAAGCACAGATTGCAGCAAGAGAAGCTGAAACGGCTCTACAAGAAAGGCATCCAGACTTTGACACAATCAGAGGTGACGATAACTTTCACGACTGGGCGAAAGATCAACCGAATCAGATTCAGGCTTGGATTTATGACAATCCTGATGATGTTGGTTTAGCAATTAAAGCGTTAGATCTTTATAAGTTAGATACAGGTAAAGGACAAACTACTCAAAAGAAACGTTCAAATCGAAAGCAAAGTCAAGGCTCTGCTGCTGACATAGTATCTACTAAAACAACAAATGTAGATTCTAAAGAAGCTAGGATTTGGACAGAGGGCGAAATAGCGAAAATGTCCATTGATCAGTTTGATAGGTATGAACAAGAAATCAACCTAGCCATGATCGAGGGAAGGGTTCGTAGATGATAATCTTTCTACTTTAAGGAGTAATTTTAAATGGCTTTTAACCAATCAGACGCTCTATTTGAGCAAGGTACAGACACCAATGGTAACTTTGGTAATTCTGTAGCAGGACAAACTAACTCGTTTTTCCTACCAAAAGTATATTCAAAACAAGTACTAAACTTTTTCCGTAAGTCGTCAGTAGCAGAAGCTATTACGAACACGGATTATGCTGGTGAAATTGCAGCATTCGGTGATAGTGTACGAATCATCAAAGAACCCGAAATTACTGTTTACCAGTATGAGCGTGGCGCAGACGTAACAAAGACAGCTTTGACCGACCAAGAAGTTACTCTTGTTATTGATACTGCTAACGCATTCAAGTTCATTGTTGATGATATTGAAACAAACATGTCACATGTAAACTTCCGTGACGTAGCCACTTCTTCAGCTGCTTACGCTCTGCGTGATGCTTTTGATACAGGTGTCATTGCTTCAATGTTCGCTGGCGTGTCTGCCTCTAGTCCTAACCATATTCTTGGTTCTGACAATGCAACTGACCTTGCTGCTGGTACTTTCGACGGTACTGGTAACTTGGATATCGGTTTCGGCTCTTCAGAGCATGATCCTATTGATGTTCTTTCTCGTATGGCTCGTCTTCTTGACGAACAGAACGTACCTGAAGAAGGTCGCTGGTTCTTGGCATCTCCTGAGTTCTATGAAATCCTAGTACAAAGCTCTTCTAAGCTTCTGTCAGTGGATTACAATGCAGGACAGGGTTCAATCCGTAATGGTTTGGTAAGCTCTGGTAAGCTACGTGGCTTTGATATGTATAAGACTAACAACATTGCTGCTGCATCTAATGCTGCTGGTAAGTGTCTTGCTGGTCACATGTCAGCTACTGCTACTGCTCAGACTATCACTAGCACTGAGGTCATCCGTGACCCAGATAGCTTTGGTGATATTGTACGTGGTCTTCATGTATATGGCGCTAAGGTACTTCGTGGTGACGCGATGGTATCAGCCTTCTACGGCGTAGACTAATTGGTAAGGGGGCTGTAAAAGGCCCCCGATCCTTTAATTTATAAAGGTACAGAATATGGCAACCATTGGAAGTGAAAATAACCCTGTAGTTTTTAGGAAAGCGATTGTATCTAAAGAAAGCCGCTTTCGTAAGGGCTTTGACAGAGCCAAGTATCAAGAAAACTATGATAAGATTTTTAATAAAAGCTCTGACCAGAAAAGCGACAGAGCACTTAGTAAAACTTTTTCAACGGAGCAAGACTCATGAATAAAAGACAAGGTTATATGGGCGGTGGATACGGTACTAATATTTCACCTATGGACATGAAGAATAAAAGTATGATGGATGAGCAGATGCGTACTCCTAAAATGAAAGGCGGTATGATGATGTCTAAAGGTAACGCTAGTATTTCTGCAATGGAAGAAATGTGTTCTGCCAAAGCAGGTAGGAACAACAGCGTATCTTCTAAGTGAAAGGTGTACCGCACTTTAAAAAGGATGGTACTGAGTACAAAGGTAATACTCATAAGATGCCTGACGGTTCTTTGCACACAGGAAAAACACACGGTAAAACAAGCGTGAAGTTATTCCATAAGAAAGACTTATCTAAGAAATCTAGGGCAAAAACAGGGAAGTAAATAATGGCAATAACTTTTCTAACTTTAGCTAATGAAATCTTACGGGAAATAAATGAAGTTGAGCTTACAAGTTCTTCTTTTTCTAGTTCCGTAGGAATACAGACGCACGTAAAAGATGTTATTAATAGAGCATATTTTGATATCGTTAATGAAGAACCGCAGTGGCCTTTTCTAGCTGCTGATGAAAGCGGTGCTACAGACCTTATGTATGGTAATGCGTATGTAGAAACAGTTGCGGGTACTCGTTGGTATGAGTTAAAACCTGCAAGTTCTTCTATTACTACAGATTATAGTTACATAGATTGGGATCATTTTCTTTTAACAACTGTTGGCGTTACTGGTGAATCGGCTCCGCACACTATCCGTAACATAAAATTTACAACTATTGAAGAGTGGAAAGATTTCTTTAGGGTTTCTCAGAACCAAGATGCTTCAGATACTCAACAGTACGGCGTTCCTTCTCGCGTAATACGTAGCCCGGACAGTCGTAAGTTTGGCTTAAGTCCTATTCCTGATAAAGTATATAGAATCTGGTTCTATGCCTATGTACAACCAACAGCCCTTTCAGCATACTCAGATGTTTTAGTATTCCCTGACTCGTACTCATCTGTTCTTTTAAACAGGTCGCGTTACTATGTACATCAGTTTAAAGACAATTCTCAAGGTGCTGCGTTTTCAAATGACGATTATAAGAAAGGCTTAAAGAACATGAAACTAGTATTAATGGGGCCTACTCCAGTTTATATGAAAGACGACAGAATGAGATTCGTTTAATATGCCGGGTTCTCAACCTTTTGGTTTGTCGTGCAAAGGTGGTTTAAATACCAACTTAAATCAATTTGAAATGTTAGCACAGCCCGGATTAGCTACCAGCCTAGAGAACTTTGAGGTTGATACTGATGGTGGCTATCGTAGGATTAATGGCTTTGCAAGATTTGGAGCTAATAATCCTGATGGCGATAACCCTATTTTAGGCTTGTTTGTCTATGCTGATGGTTTAATAGCCTGTTCAAGTACAAACATCTACTTCACTTTAGAGGGAACAACTTGGCTTCAGATAAACAAAGCAAGTGTTGCAAGTGGTGGAGACAACTACACAGCCTTTACAGGTCGTTCAGCTTTAGCTAGGACTTCACAGGGCCAGTGTAACTTTACTGTCTATGAAGGAGATACTACATACGGCGAACTTGTAGTCGTTGATGAGTCTTCTAACAACAAGCCTTTCTATTTTAAAATGACAGGCACTGGTGCTCTTAGCAATAGAACATACTTTGCTAAAGAAATAACAGTGTCTGGTACTGTTAGCCCAACTACTTGCACAGTACACGATAGACACCTAGTAGTTGCAGGAGACACCGATAATCCTAACACGATTTTTTATAGCGGTACTGATGATATCGTCAGTTTTTCAAGCAGTGGATCAGGCAGTGTTAAACTAGACGATAAGGTAATTGGTATACGTGGCTTCCGTTCTGATCTTGTAATATTTTGTAAAAACAGTATCTATAAACTTACAAATATTAATAATTCCAGCACTATTGCAGTTCAGCCTATAACTAAGAACGTAGGTTGCCTAGACAATCACACTATTCAAGAAGTTTCAGGTGACCTAGTATTTTTAAGCCCTGACGGTGTACGGACAATTGCAGGTACAGAACGTATTGGTGACGTTGAGTTAGGCTCAGTCAGCCGTCAGATACAGAGTATTGTAGAGACTGTTGCAGGTGATATTTCAAATCTAATTGTAGACAGCGTTGTATTGCGTCAGAAATCACAGTACAGGCTATTTTATACTACGCTAACACAAGCCGCAAAAGAATCAAAAGGCATTATAGGTTCTTTAACTTCTAACGGCTTTGCATGGTCGGAAACATTTGGAATACAAGCAAGAGCAGTTACTTCGGGGTTTAGTTCAGACGGAACAGAAAAAACATTTCACGGAGATAGCGAAGGTTATATTTATACTCATGATGTCGGTAATTCTTTTTTACACTTAAATGTTGAAGCCGATATACGCGCAACCTATAAAACACCTAACTATGACTTTGGAGACTTTGGAACACGTAAGAACATGCGTTACGTTAAGCTTTCTTTTAGCCCCGAAGGTATAGCTCAGCCAGTATTGAGAGTACGCTACGACTATGAGGACGATGCTGTCCCTCAACCGCTAGACTATACAATGACAACAGTACCAACACCCGCTATTTTTGGAACATCAAAATTTAGCAACACTATTTTCGGGGCATCTAACGATCCTCTAGTTCGACAAGCGGTTCAAGGCGGTGGATACTCAGTAAGTTTTAGAATCCGCACCGACGATAAGAACCCACCTTTTTCAGTAAACGGTATGTATATTGATTATATGCCATCGACAGGGAGATAAAAAATGGCAGGTACGAGTTATACTAGGCAGAGTATTTTTGCTGATGGGGACACAATCACAGCGGCTCTTTTTAACACTGAATTTAATAAAATAGTTTCAGCCTTTGCTTATGCCAGTAGCGGTACAACAGGACACCAACATGATGGTGGGGCAGGAGAAGGCGGTAACATTGAAGTTATCGGTGACCAAGACTTTAAAAATAAGATTTTAGTTGACAGCAGTAACAACCGTTGGGGCTTTTTTGTTGAGGTCAGTGGTTCAGCAGTTGAACAGATACGTATTCAAGATGGAGCTATTGTTCCTGTTACTGATTCAGATATTGACTTAGGTACTAGCTCACTAGAGTTTAAAGACTTATTTCTTGATGGCACTGCTCATATAGATACACTAGATGTAGA